AGATCCGTCTTCGCCGTCATATCGTTTTGTTCTCATGATTGATCCTTAAATAGTTCTGCCGCCCATTTTAGGCATTCTTGCTTTGGTATGGCCTTTTTCTTGAACAGTATGTTCGCCATGAGGACGCTTACCACTAGCAGTAACTTTCTTCATGGGTTCACCTAAAGAATATTGACCGGGGACTGAACCGCCTTTGGCAAAAGCTGCTCCGCCAGCTTTCATGGCTTCTTTCAAATGATGATGGGCCATTTTCATATGCTCATGTGGTTGCATCTTAGCCATGCCACCTTTTTTCATTCCCATGCCCATACCGGGAGCTTGTGCCGCCATAGGAGGACGCTTGGCTGCCATCATGGCTGCTAACATTTGAGGGTTAACCCTGCCACCACGTGCCATTCCTTTGGCTTCTTCACGCTCTTCTTTTGCGATTTTCTCAAGCTGTTTAGCCTGACGCATTTCCATTGCTTTTGATTCTTTCATAGATCCACCTTGTTTAAACGAATGGCCTTTATCGGCCTCACTAAAATCTTTCCCCACGCTCTGGGGAACTCCTGCTTTCTTGGCGAATGCTGGATTGTGAGCCACCGCTGCCATGAAATTGTGTTGTTTCTTGCTAGTACTTGGCATATTAAATTACCTTTCCTTTGGTCAATCCTTTGATTGCACATCCATCCGCACAATGCCAAGCCCGAAGACTTTTATTGATGCGGCTATCTGGATCATTTGCAGTTTTTGCCGATGTTAGTTTTGCCTTCATTCCTGACATTCTGGCGCAAAAAGACTTCTTCCTTGATCCGCCCTCGGGTTGGGGAGGCTTTAAATTCATCCCCTCCTTCTTTGCGGATGCCCGTCCCTTGGCGTTTAAACCGCCGTTCGGATTCTTCCCTTCTTTGCGTTGCCATGCTGGTGACTTAGCCATAAGTTACAGCCAAAGAAGTTAAAGTTGTACCAACAACATAAATACCATTTTGACAAAGAAGACCTTCACCGGGAATTAAAACTTGAAATGGTTGAACAGCAGTTGCATACTTAAATGTATATAAAACATTTCCAGTATTATCTGTTCCATCATAAAGAGTAAAAGTTCCTGCTGTTCCATTGCCTAAAAAAACAATGGATTTAAGTCTAGTTCTGCCAGTAAACAATTGAGCAGGAAAAGTCGTTGCGGTTGCCGACTTTACGTCATATTGCATTGTCATGATTAATCTCCTTCTAAAAAGGGGCCGAAGCCCCTATTGATTAATCAAAGTTACCGTAGGGGTAAGTTGTGGTTGTACCAATGTTGCCATCAACTTGTGTATAACGCACTGTCAAATACAAAGTACCTGCGGTTGGTGCTGGTGTTCCTGTACCTGTGATTGCCAAAGTCATCACCACTTGCGAGAATGTGGCTGGCTCAACTACGCCTGTTGGATTAGTAAAATCAACAGTGGTAGATTGGATAGCAGCCAACTGTGTACCAGTGAAAGTTGTGGAATAACGACCAGCAACCAACACGTTTGCAGTAGCGGTCAAAGTTACTGAACCGTACTGAGTGCCATTAAATTGATTGCCAATATTCACAACACCAGCAGTGATTGTGCTGCCACCTGTGATGCCTGTACCAATGTCAACAAAGAAGTCGTTGATCTGCGATCCTATGGGCAAATAGAATACTGCGCCACGATAGACTGTGGTGGAAGCATCAGCAGTGGGAGTTGCTGCAACTGGTGGATAAACTGAACTTGATGGAGAGTAAACAATTGCGTTTACGTTGGGGATCAAGTTGCCATTGACAAATTGACCACTTCCGCCAGCATAACCAGCGGTTCCATTGCCGCCTGTGTTGGCAAAGTTTAAGTCAACATTTTGTGTTAGATCAGTGTAACCTACGTTACGTACTGGGCCAAAACGTTGGTCGCCCGAAAGAATTGGGCCTGAAAATGTACTGCGTGCCATGATAAATCCTTATGCAAAAGCCTCTTGTCAATCGTTGCATCGTGACCCCTAGGCGGGCTGCCGACAAGAGAAAAATCCTAGATAGTCTGTTTATACCATTATGTTTAAACAACGTCAACGACTTTATTTGATTTTTTAAGGTTCTCTTCCTGAGTGATAACACGCAGATTCCAAGGCACATGAAGGCCGCATACAGATTCTGAAATGAGCGGAATAATGTGATCAACTACATAGCGCTGACCAGCTATTTTGGTAAGTTCTTGAGCTTTTAAGTACAGGTTTCGCATGGCCAGCTTTTGTTCTGGCGTAATCCACTTGGGGGTGGCATTTCGATGCCTACGTTTACGGACGCTAGTAAGAGCTTTATAGTACTCCGGATTATTTTCCTTATGTTTTAATTTATATTGGTTTACCTCTTCTTTTGGTCTTGCACTAGATCTGGCTTTTACAGCTTCTTTATTTCGTTCATAGTAACGCCGTCCTGCTTTTTTGGCGGCTTCAGACTTTGGCTTCTCCTTGCGTTTATCATTATCAATTACCCAGTCCTCTTTCATACACTCTACACATGATCCCTTGGTTTTGCGTAAAGCAATATGTCCACGAATACACGCTACTCCCGTAAAGTAATGCGTTGCCCCTATACGCTTTGCCTCAGCCCTGTTATTTGGATACTCCATATCATTCTCCTGGTTACGATACGAGCAATTATATGGCAAATAAAAAGGGCCTGCAAGAGGCCCTTTAAAAGTACTAATTTAATACTTTTAGTTTAGAAAGAACCGCTTGATCCCCAGATTCCCAATGGATCTGACCAACCAAACGAATACCTTTCACGTGCTTTGTATCGAACGTTCCCTGTATCAAAATCTCCGTCCATTGAATTTTGAAGAGGAGTACGTTCAAAGTGCTTCATGCCGTTAGGCACATCAGTGGTCAAGAACCATGCATTAACGTCAGTCAAGAAGTGATTCATTACATATCCTTCGGATATTGAACCGTTGTTCTCGATAGCATTAATATCATTGTTGTTTGTACCAACACGCAGTTTGGTTTCGAGCAAACGGGTTGCCACGAACTGGAGTGAAGGAGGAACAATCAACTTCTTGGGTTTAGCAGCGATCAAAAGACCACGCTCGTCCGTCCAAGCTGCGATCTGAATGACTGCGCTCTCTAGAGAGGTTTCATTCAAGTCAGCTTGAGTCGTTGGAGTGTTGGCGTTTGTACCGCCGTTCACCAATGGGTGAGCAGAGTTAAACAAAGACACGCCATCGCCACCAACATAGGCTGGGTTAAAGCCATTGTTGAGGACGGCAGCAGACTTGACTTGCTTGGTATAAGCCATAGCACGAGCCAAACCCTTTGTATAACGAGCGGCTAGGCTGTCATACAAGTTATCTTCAATCGCTTCTTCAGTGATTGAGAAACCAAGGGCAATGGTTTCGTGGTTATAGCGAGTTGTCCATGCCTCTTGAGCATTGTCATAAGCGATGGCTGAACCCTCGCCTTTGACTGGTGCTGCTGAGAAGCCAGACAATTTGGTCTCTTCTTCGAATGAACGCTCTGAGGTCTCTGTTTCGTAGATCTCTTTGTGTTCTTCGCCGTAACGTGCATACTCTAGACCGAACAATGCGTTCAAACCTGGGAGCAGTTCTTTTAACAGTTGCGCTCTTGAAATAGCCATGATTTAGCTCCTTAGACAGCAGTTGCAGTGTAATACTCGTGGATACCAAAGTTCAATTTGACTAGAACTTCAGGATACTGTGTAAACACTAAGGTTGATGAAGAGGCAAATGCGGTACTTGGAGCTGCATTCAACACAACAGTAGTTGCGCCTGCTGAAGCTGCCGTAGCAACGTAAGAACCAGATTGGATAAGCTGACCATTGGCTGCAATAGATGCCACATCTGTTCCCACGGGGAGAGCAAATGGAATACCTGCTGCGGTTGTCACTGTAGCGGTTGAAATGCTAGAGTAAGTCGCTGTTCCCAAAGATTGTGCTGTATCTGCAACCAAACCAACCACACGAGCAACATAAGCAGAGCTTGTTGTAGCTGCGGGGATGATCAATCCGTTTGAGCTGTCGCCTGTGTTGAGGTTACCTGCGAGGTCAGAACCTTGCAAGTTTTGTCCAACTAGAGCATTGGCTGCGGAAGTCACAGTTGTTGAGCCAGAAGAAGCCACGATAGCTGCTTTGAAAACAGTATCAGGATCATCTGTAACGTAAGCTTGAATATCACCAGCTAGGGTACTAGCGGGATAATATTGGCTAAAACGTTTTTGCTTGGTCACTGGATCTGTATAAGTACAGCCCAAGAAAATACCAACCAAACCAGCAGCACCACCAGCGGTAGTGACAGCTTGACGGGTTACAAAACCACGTGCTAGGGCAACAAAGTCACCATAGAAAATGTTTGTTCCGTAGTTGTACTGGATAGGTAATAGACGAGTAGAACCCGCAAATACCTGTCCACCAATCAAATTGATTGGCTTTAGCCCGTAAGGGGCAGAGACAATTGGGTAAGCCATTTAAGGACTCCTTGTGAATTAAGTACCTGAACCGAAGGTAACCTTTGAACTTCTCTCTTTGAAAAGAGGCATTCTTGGGTCACTGTTTCTCATGAATGTATTGTCCACGGACTCCATCTGCGCTTTGTTTTGCGAGTTGTAATAAGCATCCCGCTGTTTCATAAACTCATCTGGAATTCTGCAAAGCAACAATCCACCGATCTCAATATTGCCTTTAAACTGACCGCTATGGGCTGCTTGGATCATCAGTTCTGGATATTCCTCCGCTTTCACGGGTTCCCATCCTTCTCTGAACTTAGAAGAAATGTTCTGAGGATCGTCTTTACCCATCATTGAGATACGAATGTATCGATGAGTCCAACCCGGTCTTGGGTCAGGCATGGGTAGAATCTCAGGCGCTCTCCACGATTGAGGACGTTGAAATTGATTGCGTGACTCGGTGTCACGACTTGCACGATTATCAGCCATTTGTATTTCTCCTTAGTTGAGCAACCTCACGAGCGTAGCGTTCCAATGGAATGCCCAGTCGCTTGGCAATGTTTACCTCTGACGCAGACAATGTGATTTTTTTAGGAGCCACACTTCTAGACGCAGAAGCGACATTTGATTTAGGGCGCTGCCTCGTATCAGCGGTTTCCTCAGACTCAAACTTATCCGGGAAAACTTGACGAATTCGACTATCTAAACGTTGATAGTATTCATCACTCTGCGGGTCAACGCCCGATTTAACCAGTTTTGTATGCACCGCTAGGGCTAAACTGGTCATTTCTTCATCCTGTCCAAACCAAGTGTTGTTACGTTGCCAACTTTCGGCTTTAGGATCTGCCTGCGGGTGACTAGGTTGTACTACTTTTGGAGCAGGTTGTAAAGGGGCAGGCTTAAAATTGTTAACTTTCTCAGCTTTTAAGGCTGCGTTGGTCAATTCTTTTTGAGCTTTTAGCAACGCTTCAGAGTCACCTTCCTCATACGCCTTCTTGTAAAGACGCTCTGCTTCAGCCATTTCGCTGGTTACATTGCGTTTTGCTTGGTCAATAAAGGCCGTTTGGCTCATATTTACCGTGTTTTTAAGCCGTTCATTCTCTTCATAAACAGCTTTTGCAAGGGCTAAAGCCTCTTCTCTTTCACGTAAAGCAGCCTCTTTTTGCCGTCTTTCTTCGTGATAACCCTTAGCAAACTCTCTTACTTTCTGGCTTTGTTGCTTTTTTGTATAGCCTTCTAGCTCTTCATCCGTGGGTTCCACGGGCGGAGAAGCCATAGGCGTACGATTACGATCTTCTTCTGGAGTATCGTCAACAATTTCAATCTCGGGTTCAGGTTCTACAACCTTACTACCTAGACGAGTTGGCTTTTCATCAATTTCATCGGGGAATGTAAATTCAACTTGGTCTACCATGATGACTCCTTATGATGCTCTGCTGATACCACGGGGGTCTTGAACCACAGCTTCTACGGAATCATCGTTGATGATCCTGAATTCTTTGCCATGAATCTTGAGTCGTGTACCTGTATTGGGACGGACGATAACGAAATCGCCAACCTTACAGGAAGGGCCAGATGGGAATCTGGTTGTATCTTTGTACGCATCAGGGCCTAACTTGACCACAAAAAGGACTGGCGAAAGTACTTCTTCGTAGTGCATGGTTGTGCCTGATTTGACAATTCCACTCTCATACTCTTCATCAATCTCGGGTAAGACTGT